CTAATCAGCCTCCGGCAACGGATACCTGGCCTTGATCTCCTCGACCTTGGCGACCCAAGCAGAGTAGTCCGGTTCCACGCCGGCCTTGATAGCGTCGAACTCGGCCTCGGTCTTGAGCGGGTCACTCTCCAGGCGGTAGGCATTCGCCCGCGCCGCGGCTGCGGCATCGTACTCAGCCTGCCAGCGTTCTTGCGCCTGCTGTTCAGCGGTCTTTACCTGGCTCCAGTCGATCATCGCGGTAACTCCACCGGGCCGTCGGCCTCGATCAGCAACGGTTCAGGGAAGCGAGCAGCGGCACTGGACTCAGCGGCCAGCGGGAACCGCAGGATCAGCTCCAGCCGGCCGGCACGTCGCAGTGCAGGACCAGCGAACCACTCCGACCCGATAGCCTCGGCCGGCAGTTCACCACCGTCCGGGAGCGGTGTGAAGTCGAACACCTGGCCGTTCACGGTGAGTACATCGCCAGCCCTGCTCAGCGACAGGTGCTCGTCGCTGCCTGGCAGTGGTGCGTACGGTGACAACTTGATGATCATCAGAACCACCTCCCGATGGCGACGACCCTGTTATTCCTAGTCTGAGCGCCTGACGTGAATGATGCCGACGATATGCAGAAGAACCCCACCCCAGCCGTGCCCGCGGATGGATTGAAGTAGGTCGCTCCCTGGTTTCTCGCCGACACGCCAGAGTCATAGTCTCCACCAGCACCAGAAGCGGAGACAGCCCCAGCGATGGGGTACGAGGAACTAAAGCTCGCCGGATACGACCAGTTCGCACCGACTGATGAGACCCCAGCGGTGAATGTGAGAGTGTTCGTCCAACAAATCTGCGTCCCATCCGCGAACCGCACATACTCCCCGTTCGCGTTACTCCCGCGATCAATCACCGCACCGGTCGGTACGCCGCTCGACTGCGAAACGGCGCCGAGGATGCTGTCTCGCGAGTACAAAGCCCCAGTTGATCCAAGGGCGCTACGAACTGCAGCGCTCCCCAGACCAAGAGAAGTGCGAGCGCCAGCAGCAGTCGGCGCACCTGTCCCGCCAAGCGCAACCGGCACCGTTTCGCCGTCGGCGAACTCGCGGAGACTGCCGTAGCCGTTTCCGTCGTTCTGCAACTTCGTCGGTCGTACATCAGCCATTGAAAAGCACCTGCAGGTTGAGAGTTGCGCCGCCGGCGGTGTACGCCGGCAGTTGGCCGTCTGGGTTCATGGCGAGCCGCAACATGGAGCCGTCGGCGAGATACCCAGGGACAGCCGCTGGGATGCGGACGTTCATCGGGTATGCCACCACGACGCCCGCGCCGTTGGTGACGAACTGGTCGTAGCCGGTGCTGCGCCGGACGAAGTAGATCGCGTTCGGCTCCAGCGCGGCAGGCAGTTGCGCGACGACCTTGTGGGTCTGGAGGACGGCCATTTACCAGGCCGCCCCGTTCCACTCCGCCGGAATCGGCTGCCCGCCGAACCGAACCAGGCCGCCATCCTCGCTGAACTTGTCGAGCGTCGACTTGTTCGCGTGCGTGTGCGCCTGGGAAACGGCAGTGTCGATCTGCGCCGGCGTCGAGGTCGGCCGCCCGTTGATCGCGTCCCAGTTGAGCTCGACGTCCATCGACTCATACTCGGCCACCTTCAGCCACGCGCTGGTCGCCGGGTTCCAGGCGTACAGCGCAGCGCCGGATTCGACTGTCGGGTCGGCGGAAGCGTCTTGAACCAGAACGAATATCGCCGACTCCGGCTCCAGGGCGTCGCGTGCCGCGATATCCGCAACGAACAGGATCGGCGCGCCGGTGCCGGGCAAGCTGGCCAACGCCTCGTTGATCAACGCATTGATCATCGCGCTGTTACCGATCGAGCGCGCCACGCCGGCGCTGTTCGTCAGGTAGGACTCCGAGTAGCTGCCGTTCTCGACGAAGTAGAACGAATCGGGTTCCAGCGTACCCGGCAGGGTTGCCACTTTGAAAAATCGAATCTGGGCCATTTCATCACCAATCAGTCGCGCCCCATTGGGCACCGTCTACGCCATCCCTCCCGGGAGGCCCTTGGTCACCCGCAACAACCACAAGCACATCGGCCGGTGGCGTCACGGTGACCGCGTATTCCTGCATCTCGCTGAGCACAAGCGGCTCGCAATCAACCTCGATCGCCAGCGCCCAGGGCTCGGCGGCGTCATCCATCGCACCCTCCCCCACGGCTCACAGTGATCGGTCCGCTGTAGTAGCGATGGACCGTTCCATCCGGGTAGGTCACGTCCACGTCGTAGACCGCCGTCGACCATTCCAGCGCCGCGGTAGCCGATGCCGATATCTCGCGCGAGATCGTTCCGGCGCCAGCGATCTCAAGGCCGGAGCCGAGCGCCAGCGTCATCAGCACAGTCCCGCCTGGCGCGTCGCGGATCTGCATCCGTACCGAGGCGCCAGTCAGGTCAACGGGTGGCTGGTAGATCAATTGCCCGCCCACAGGCGCCAGCCCAACGGCTGAAAGCAGGTTGATCTCGACGGTGTTGTCGTCGATGGACGCGACCCGGTGAGGCAGTTGCCGAAGCCGGGCGCGGTTCAGCTCGGGCATGCCCTGGATACCATCGATCCAGGCCAGCCACGTGCCGGGCAATCCGTGCCCAGGGATGGTCAGCCGGACAGGAGCAGTCGGCGCGATCTGGGTGATTGGTCGGTAGACAAGGCTCGGTTGCATGATCCGCATCGTGTCGCGGAACGTCGCCCCGCGCTCCACGCGCAGGGGTACACAGGCCGGCGTCATGCGGCTTCTCCTTTGGAGGGATCAAACGTAGGAATAGAAAGCGCTGGGGTCGTTGCGTATAGCGTCGCCGGTGAGAGGGTTGTAGGAGCCCTTGCCCCACGCCTCCATCTCTAACGGGGAAAAGCCACTAACATCCACATCAACCTGACGCGATCCGTGGGGGCCATGCGGGGTGAGAGCCACTCCAGCAAACCGACGGTCTCTACCACGATAGAAAAAAAGGCCTAGAAGCTTGTTTGAGTATCTAAGCACCGGCCACGCAGATTGGTCGCTTATCGTCGACGGACGCCCCGGGAACAGCTCAATTGGCGACGACCAGTCCAATCCTTCCGCATAACTGTCGCCAACATCAGGAGTAAGCAGGTATATATCACCCAAGCTAATAGACTCCGATCCACTCGCGACACTTTGACCAGTGATGCTGTCAGTCCATTGGATAGAACCAGGCCCATTAAGAACCCCGCTCGTAGAAAGCGAGTTGTACAGCGACTCTGAGGACCCGCCGGAAGAAGAGCTCAAGGTGTAGGAAAACGAAATATCTTCGGTCATGCTAAATGAGATGTGATCGCCAGAGATACCTGCCGAGCGCGACATCGTTGACACGATAGAAACTTCGAGCGTTATTAGTTCAAGGGAGCCAGACAATCCATACCACGCTCCAGCAGTTGACCTTGCGCGAAGTGATGCTGAAAACTCTCCGATTAGAACTCTATACACGTGAGGCGCCCACGGATGCCCCGGGTATGGCGGGGGTGGCGGCTCTCCACTGCTTTCATTGAACGGGCCGTCTGGGTCCTCCGGCGTCCCACGCCAAAAGCGGGTATGGGTATTCGGGTCAACATCTGTTCGACTGCTGTCGATAGTCTCGAATTGTATTCGCTCCCAAGGTGCAACCACGGAAAGTTCCGCTTGAAAGCTGTTCGCGCCGCTCGCACTCACACGCAACTCAAGCATCCCACCAACACCAATGAATCCACTCCCAGCGGTCTCTTGGTATCTAGCCAGGTAGAGACGGCGTGTTCCGTCGTTATTTACATCCAGAACTTCGAAAGAGATACCGTCCGGCTTGACGGGCAATCCAAGGTCTGACAGAGATATTGCATTGCTACTGACCGTCCCAGAAAACCCTGTAAATCCATCCCGAAACAAACAGCTAGCAGCTATTGTTTCGAGAAAAAAATTGTATTGAACGCTTACGCCGTATCGAATCGTGTAACCACGTATAAATGCAGGCTGTAAGGAAACCCCGCCATAAGCTTCGGACAAATCCGTTCCACGCAAAATCGCTCGGTTTAGCCACTGCTCATCTGGATCATCGGTTTCCACTTCAGGGATATGCATGCCTACGTCCCAAAGGGCTGTATTATTTGCGAGCCTGACAGGCGGCATCTTCATCGTTCGCCCGCTTGGTAACGTCAATGTCGAATCAACGGCGTTGATTGGCTGTCGTATTAGGCCGTGCCATGGCCACCCCCATACCTGCGGAGCTTCATCGAGCGGGCTATTGGGAAACATCGTTCGCGTACTCCATCACCACTTCTGCGCCTGACGCGTCGGTCATGACGATCTTCTTCACGCTGCGATACCGGAGCCAGGCCAGGCCATCGCTGGTGGGGATTGTCTGCAGTTCGTAATATTCGCGCTGGGCGGCATCTTCTTCGATCAGGGGGCTCGCAATACCGCCACCCCCACCGAGCTGCTTTCCGGCGGGGTTGTAGTCCGCCCGCCCGCGCTTTGCATCCAGGGCGCCGCGCGGATCGATTTTCCGCAGCGACCGCGCCTGGCGTTCCGGCTCGATCAGACGGTTGAGCGCGGCGGTCAAGCCCTGGTCACCGCGGCGCTCCGCTTCGACCCGCTGGCCGCCGGCGCGGCGGATCGCTTCGTTCCTCGCGCCGATGCCGCGGCGCTCATCTGATAGAGCCATGCGCTATCTCCTACGCGTTCGGCACATCGCTGAACACAAGCATCGACAGAGTGAGTTCGTCAGCATCGAAATAGACGCGCGCCCACACTTCGCCGTTGAGGTCATTTGCGTTGATCAAGAATCCATACGACTCCTGAACAGCCCACTGCCTGGTTGTGCCAACGATCGACATCCCTCCGGACAATTCACCGGACGTAACTCTGATCTGCAGTTGCTGCCCGCTCGGACCGGCGGTCCTGATATTCAGGTCGAACTGTCGGGATGTGCTGGGATCGATTCCAATTGCTGCAGTGCCGAGCTCGGGAATTGCGAACAGACGGGCCTCAACAAATGAGTGTTGAGGCTCGAGAAGGAACTGGCCGTCGGTGTTGACATGCAGCACCTCGCTCGGAGCGCTGCCACCGCCACTACCCAGTTTCACCCAATCGGCACCGCTCGCGGTGCCCTTCGCAAGGTATAGCGCGCCGTTGTTCGTGTTCACGTAGTGAGCACCGATGCTTGGTGGCGGATCGAGCGGCTCCCCGGCGCCAGACAGGACGTGCGTAACAGTTGCCATCAGTTGTTCTCCATGATCAGGTTGTTGCCTGCGTCGTCGACCAGCGTTGCGCCGGTTTCGTCGACAAGGGTGCCGCCAGACGCCCCGGACTCCAGAGCCTGGATGCGCGCCTGGAGCGTCATGAGGTCGCCAGCGGTTACTGCGGCGTAGATTGCTGTTCCCGCCGGCCAGTTGCCGGCGGCGGTGGCCTCCTGGGCGCGCTCGATCGTCACCACCCCACCAGCGCGCGCGGTTGCTTTCACGATCTCATGCTGAGCGCCGGCATCATCCGCCAGCGTCAGCAGCACCCAGTTACCGCCAGAGAGCGGCAGCAGCGCGGCGGCAGCATCCGGCACCGTCAGGCTCAATTCGCCAGGCGAAAGGCCGGCGCTCAGCGTCGTCTTCCAGTTGTTGATCCAGGCTCTCACCATCGCTACATCTCCAGTACGTCATCAGGCACGGATACCCGGTAGGTGGCCGCGATCTCCGGCGCATGCTCGTCCCGGTAGGTCTCCGGAATGTCGCTTGCGGTCAACGAGAAGCGCCGCGGGAACAACTCAGCGCCGGGATCGCGGTTGCTCCAGTTGCCTGCGAAACCATCCGCCTCATCGTCATACGCGGGACTGCCGTTGCGTCCTCCAAGCTGCGTCGAGAGCTGCCCCCCGCCCGACGGTGGGCTGACGGGATCGGACGAGCCAGCAGGAGGAACAAGGGGGTCTGCTGCGCCGCCCCCGCCTCGCATCACCGCGATAGAGATCGTGGTCAGGGCGCTACCGGATCCGAGGTCGAGCCGGTCGACAATGCGGCGACACTTGCCCACCGCACGCGCGCCCTGATCATCGAGGCGGAGCGTATGTACAAGATCGATCGGCAGGACCATGGACGTCGGCACATCCCAGGTCACGGTCGTGCCGCGGTGCGCAGCAATGAGCGTCGTGGCGCCCTGGGCCAACAAGCAGTTCAGCGCGGACAAACGCCGGTTGCCATCCTTCTCGTCGTCGTGGCCGGTGCTGCCGCCGGTGATCGGGTCGCTTTCCCAGCGCTCGGCCTTGTCCGACTCGATCTCGAACGAGGCACGCTGCCGACCGACAATCGGACCTGTCGCCGCCACGCTCGGCTGAACTTCCATGACCAGCCGGTAGCGCTCTGTGACGGACTGCACCCAGCGCCGGCCAGCTATCCAATTTCCGCCGAGCAGCAGCTCGGTGAAGTCATTTCTCCATGCCGCCGGCGGATTGCAGTAGACGCCCGTGGGCGGCAGTGGATACCAGGTCGCATAGAACAACGTCTGGCCGCTGCTTTCGGTCGCTGAGGTGATCATCTCGACATCCGGTAACTCGGTGTCGTCGCCGCGCCAATTACAGAACCCCGCCTCGCCGACAGCGTTCCCCGTGCCGGGGTGCTGCCAACCATACGAGGCGTTCAACTGCCAGAGCCGGCTGAATCGGTAGTCGCACTCGATCTCGACCCTGTTCGTCTGCGAGCTCAGGTCGGCCAACTCGACCGCAAGCGATCCGTATACCGTAGAGCCTTGGCCGAACTCGTAGGCAGGCGCCACCGAAAGCCATGACGTGACGCGGAGAGCACCATATGGCGAACAGTCCAAGCTCCCGGTTACGCTGGTCAAACGCTCCTGGGCGTAGTCCCATCGTGAGCGCCCATCGACCGGCTCGAACACATCGGCGGACCAGGCGCCGCCGACCAAGGCGTCGACGGCCGCAATCTCCATGGCCTCTACACGCTGCTGCAATTGGTCCGTGCAACTGACGTCCAGGACGCGCCGAACAGGATTCCAGGCTGGCTGTGTAACTCTCCCCGTAAACCGTCGCCCCTGACTCAGTTCACCCGCGGTCTCCGTTGCGTAGTCGATGGTTACGGTTCGACCGATCCAGTCCGTAGGGACAACAGGCCCGTCGCCGAGATAGATCGAAAAGGACGCGACGCCAGCCGCCCCCTCTTCACGATCGACCTCGATCTCCCCGGTCAGGAGCGGCGTAACGTCGTCATCGCCGACGCGCACGATTGGGCGCCATGTGAAAGCGTAGCCAGGGATGATCGGCTCAGGACCAGGCACAGCGGAGTGAGCGGCCGAGTTCAGCGCAGCGCTATTGAGCGGTCCACCGTTGAGCATCAGATTTCCTCAGCGACAATTTGCCAGGTCCGGCTGTTGTTCGAAGAATCAAGCGCCTCAGGAGGGATGGACGCGAAGACGTGGAACAGCGGCCACCACTCGACGCGGTAGAGTTGCGCGCCTGGGATCTCCGACACGGTTACCACCTGGCCGGCGGACGACACGTCCGTTCTGACCCACTCACGGCCGACCAGCGCCAGCCCCCACGGACTGGCATCGGGGCGAACCTCTCCAGGGATTGTGAATACTCGGTCGGCGGCAGTACGGCCGGAAATGCCAAGCGACGCATTGCATCGCAGCTCCAACGGGTTGTCGAAGTCGAGTCCAAGCATCCCCGTGCCGATCCATCCTGAACCGCTGATGGTGATTGCCGTCTTGCGCCAGTGCGTCATCTGTACTGCCGCACCTCCGCTGAGCCTCAATCGCTCGACGCCGCCATCTACAGCCTGGTACTGACACTGCGGGGCGCCGCCGTGTATCACGATCGGTACGCCCCCAAGCATCACGTTCGGAATGATCATTCACAACTCCATAAAAAAGCCCGCGCGAGGCGGGCTTGGTCATTTTGGGCGCGTCCGCCCGAACTTCGAAGCGGCCTTGCGTATATCTCGGAGCGTGTCGTGTGTCCCGAAAACGGTGAAACCGGCATCGTCTCCACCCAGGTTGAGGGTCAGCGATCCCAGGTTTTGCATGGCTGCCGGCGGATTCGCCTGCTGAAGCGCCGCAGTCGGAATCTCGGGTATCTCGGGGAGAGTTCGTTGATACCTCTGCGACATCTGCAGCGACTGCACCGCGTTGAAGATGCGCTCTCCTCCGCGCATCATCATCAACTCCGGCCCACGCTCCCCAACCCACGCCATACCAGGGGGAGCGCTCTGCGTACCAGTGGCAAACCCGGGTATCTTGGGGGTGATGCTGGGCACGCCAGGCAAGCCCATCTCCGGAGGCGGAACCAGCGTGATAGGTATCACGAGCTGCTCAGCCAAACCGGCGGCGATGTCGGCGACCTGTTGCTTCAAGGTCTCCGCGCTTTCGAAGTCCATTCCGAACGACACCTCGACGTTTTGCACAGCCTTGATGCGCTCCTCGAGGTCGGCCAGGTTCAGGCGGTTGACGTCATCCGCAGCCTTGGCATTACCAGCCTCGACCTCTGCGGCCTTGTTGGCGATGCGCTCCACCTCCTTGGCCACGCCTTCGAAGCCGTAGCTGTTCGCGCCAGCGTCCTTCAGTTGCTGGAGGATCTGCAGCGCGCGGCGCGCCTCCTCGATCGCCTTTTGATTGTTGCCGGCGGTCAGCGCGTTGCGAGCCGAGGCCTGGGCCGCAGTGGCATCACCGAAGGTCTGCGTTCCGGAGGTGGGCGTCGCCTGGATACCCTTCACCAGGTCGGCAAACTCCTTGCGGACATCTGCCTGGCGCGATAGCGCGTCGTTGAGGTTCTTGGTGGACTGTTCAAGGAGGGCCTTGGTCCGAACAACCTCAGACTGGAGATCGGCGACGTTCTGTTCCCGAGCCCGCTTCAGGGCATCGTTCTGGCGCTTCACGATCTGCTCTTGACGCGCCTTCTCGGCGGCGAGGGTGGCCGTGAGGCTGCCCTCGCCCTTTTTCACCAGCGTAGTCGCCGTGTTGATCGACTTGGCAACATCGTTCAACTGGTTCGCAACCCAATCGACGATGCCTGTATTCTTCGCTCTGCGCCCCCAATATTTCTGGGTTTCGGAAAAGATCCGGTTCAGCCCCGCGCCGATCTCCGGCGCAAACGAAGCCATCTCCTCGCGGAGCTTCGGAAGTTCCTTCCGCAGCGCGATAACGATCTGCTCCGACGTCAGCTCACCGGCGGCAGCCATCTCACGAAGCCGGCCAACAGTCACCCCGAAGGAGTCCGCCAGAGCGCCAGCAATTCGATCCGAGGACTCCAGAACGGTATTGAACTCTTCGCCCCGCAGGACGCCACTGGCAATAGCCTGGGAGAACTGGGTAATGACCGACGCCGACTCCTCGGCAGAGGCTCCACCGATTTTCAGGCCAAGGGATACCGCCTCTACGGTTTCGAGGGCGGCGCGCTGATCCATGCCCGCATCCCGAAGCGGGCGCTGCAACCGCGAATAAAGGCCGATGAGGTCGCCGACGTCGCCCTGGACATCATCCGCGATACGGTCGAGTTCGATCTGCGCGGTGTTGAATTCTTCCTGCGAGCGGGTCGCCAGGCGAAGCCGGGAATCGAGCCGGCCAACAGTATCGGCGCCGTTCGCTAGCTTCGCCGTTGCAGCACCTACTGCGGCTGCGAGACCCGCAACCGCCAGCGCTGGACCGCTCCCACGTAGAGAGCCGATGCTCGACAGCCGCGAGCCGGCACCAAGCGAGTTGAGTTCGCTCTTGGTCTCCGCGATCTGCTTTTTGAGCGCCCGCTGCGCAACGGCAAGTTCCCTTGTGGACAGCGTTCCGCTCGACCGAAGCAAGCGATATTGCTGGTTCAACTGCCCGATAGCAGCCTGCAGTTCGCGCACCCTGGCGACTCCCAGGGTGCTACGCGCTTGCTCCAAGTTGAAGCGGCGCTGCTCTATCGCGCTCTGCTTGATCGCTGCGGCCTGTTGCCGGAGGCTGGTGGTGGCCGCATCATTCCGGCCCGCCTGGAGGTTTCGATCCAGTTCACGCTGGAGCCGCTGCCGTTCGGATGTCAGGCTCCTCGTATCCAGACCGGCCTGCTTCAACTCCCGGCGCATCGCTCCGAGCTTGGCTACCTGGACGGTCTCTGCCCGCTCCAGGCTTCGCAGGTCCGAAATGGAGTCCCGGTAAGCCTGCTGCAATTCGCGACTCGGCCTGATCGTCGATGCCAGCTCGTTGCCGAGCGTGCGGATCTGCTCGCGCGCCGAGCGCGCCTGGCGTTGCGTGTCCTCGAGGGTGCTTTCGAGAGCAGTGAAATCGTTTAAACGCTTGAGAGGTTGCGCGACCTGCCTGACCAGTTCGGCATATTCCTTGCGGAAGCCTGACACCTCGCGCAGCGCATCATCGAGGTCAGCGGTCAGCCGGATCTTTACGTCAGCCATTTCATTCAGCCTTCAGCGCGGTCAAGAACAGTGACCAGGGATATTCAAGGACGTGGTGATGGCCAAGCCTCACCAGAACGCAAATGGCGCGCTCCAAACTCCTTATGGCTTGTCGTGGAGTTTCGAGAGACGGCCCAGCATTCCGAAAAAATGCGGGTTCACCTCTTTACATGCATCCCGCAACTTGGCGAGTTGGCTAGGCCGGAGATCGTTAATTTGGCTCTTCGTAACCGACGTCATCAGGCACAGATCGGAAAGCCTGATATCTTCGAAGAGGACATTGTTGACGAGGTCTTGATCGCTGACCTCTTGCATTAGCTTTCGAACATCCGCAACGCTAAGTTCCCGCACGGTCAACTCAACGCCATCAATATCTACAACTCTACTTGCAGTAAAGCTGGACATTTCAACCCTCCAGAAAGCACAAACCCCGCCGAATGGCGGGGCTGTTTAAAAAGCGTTATATCGGCTAGTTCTTGTGGCCCGATTGGTATGAACCCTGGACGCATCCGTTACGATCAAACGAAACGGTCGTCTGGTCAACATACTTGTCATTCCAGTAGGTGACAGCACCCGCGCCGGCGGTACTGCCGTTGCGGTTCACCTTCCCGTAGATGCTTTCCACGTCCTCCCTGGACATTCCAGGAACGACCTTGCCCTGGACCTTGGCCTTGCGAAGGTCACGCTCAGAGAGTCCTGTGGAACACGTAGGGCTTGGCGACGAACCACCGACGACGATCACTCCGCTGCCGACCTGGTGACTACCTCTATAGGTACGACCTGATGGCTGCTTGGGCTTGGCCATGACAGCCGAGGCACCTGACCCGCTTGGGCGCTGGTTGGTGGCAGAAACCACATCGTTCAGCGATTGGTTGTCAGGGCAATTCTGCTGGGTAAAAGTGACTTTTCCGTCAGGGCCCACGCACTTAAAGACCGTCGCCCCACTGGCAGAACTGACCGCAAGAAGCAAGGCGAGAACGGGAAAAATCCGTGTCATAAGCGACTCTCCATTGGAACCGCTTCACACTTTAGCATCAACAGGCCATTACCAAGAACACAAGCCGGCGATCAGGTTGGTTTCTTGGCGCACTTAGGGTCTTTAGGATCTTTCTCAGTGCAGTTCCAGCCAGACGGCTTGAACGTCACCCGCCAAGCAGCCTTGTCCAGCTCTTCACCACCGAAGAAACCAGAGTCGTAATACTCCCCCGCCGGGGCAGGCACCGCGGGTGCGCTCCCATTGGATACGAATCGCACACACCCAGACTCCATAGACCCTTTCCACGCTCCAACTGGATGGATGTTTTTATACTTACTTTCCTTAAGCAAAACAGTCTTACCAGAATCAGTGCGGACGATATATCCGTCAGTCCACCCTCCACTTTCTGCACAGACTTCGACAGTTGTCTTTTTTGACAGCGCATAGGACCTGGCAAATTCCAGGTGCTGGAGAAAAACTTCTTTGCCGGCTAGATGGTTGTTCCCCTCCTGCATAGCCTTAAAGCTCGGAACGGCCATGAATGCCAAAACGGCCAAGAGTACGACCACAACCATCAACTCGATAAGGGAAAATCCGCGCGACCTAGAGTACATTTCAACCCCTCCCTAAATGGCGCAACTGTAGCACCACGCGGGCGAGCCCACATCCGGCGTCCCTGCCGGGCATGAACGGCGTCACACCGTCGCCAGTTCCTTCTTGATGTTGAAGTACTTCGACTTTCCAGCACCGACCTTGGTTGGGTCCATCAGCACCTTGGCAGTGGCCTCGGCGGCCAGGAAGTCTTCGGTGTTGATCCAATCCTGCTGGCTCGACGGGTTCAAGCGGCAGAGGAAGTAGCGCGCCTGGATGCGGCGCTGGGTACCAGCGGCGTTCTCGCCCTCGAAGAGGAACTCGAACGTCTTGCCGCTGTTGGTCAGCGCCTCGATCACATCGACGGTGGCGGACTTGTAGGTCACCTTGATCGGTGTGGCCGCAGAGATCGCACCCCCTTCAACGATTTCGAGGCCAGCTCCGGTCATGTTCCAGTCGTCGAACTCTTCGTAGGTAGTGGTGCCGTCATCGCTCTTCACGCTGGTGATCTCCAGCGGCATGAAGTCGAGCGCGATCGTGCCTCCCGGAACGGCGGTGTGCGCTTCGTCGGTGTGGGTGGCAGAGGGAACGTTGGTGGCGTCGCCCCACATCAGGGCCGCCAGCATCGAGGTATGCAGTTCGCGGAAGTTGATCCCCAGGCCGACCGAGGAGATGCGCGATACCGAGTCGTACTCGCCGCCCTGCGGAGTGGTGGTGTCGGGTAGCGTGATCTCACTGCTCTCGATGGTCTGCTGAATGGTGGATACCAGACCTACCTTCTTGAAAGGCCCTGTAGTCCCTGCCTCGCGTGCCTTAAGCCAGCCGCCGATCACGTACGTCTCTTTCTCGATAGCCATATCAGGCCTCCTTCTTGATCACGCCTTCGCGGCGCAGGAATTCAACCTGGTCAGGGCTGACGTTGATCTTTTCGCCGGCCGCCTTCTCCTCGCCCTGGTGCCAATGCACCGTGGCCAGGGTGACCTCGACGGCTTTGTTCAGTGCAGCCGGAGGCGCGGCGTCGACCGTGGCCGGCACCTGGGGATCGCTCTTCATGGGTTACCCCTCGATGATGGTTTTCAGATAGACAGGGATTCGAATCACGGCAGCGGCCACTCCATCACCCGGCGGGTACGGCTCAGGCGCCCCCAACGTCAGCCCGGTAATGCCGCGCTCTCGGGGCAGCCAGCGCAGGAAATGCCCCTTGGGGGCAGGCATCAGGCACGCCAAAAGGTCTAGCTGTAGGTCCTCCAGAGCCTCCTCATAGTGGTCATACCCACCTTGCACCGCGCCTACCACGTCGAAGCCGCGATGGAAGCGAACGGCGGCATCAAGATGCTCCGGCGGCTGCTCCTTGCCGGGCTGGACGACAATCAGCGGAAAGCCCTCGTGCCGTTCCTTGACCAGTTCGTTAAACCACCCGGAGAGCACACGAGTGCCAGCGTCTGTCCGGTATCCCTGGTTTGGCGTGATGGTTTGCAGGCGCGCCAGCAAGGCCAAGCGGCCGATCGTGAGCACGTTCGGCTTCATGCTTCCTCCTCGATCGTTGCTGCCGTCAGCAACCAACCGTCGTTCGCAATGAGCTTTTCCACGAGATAGCGCGACGACCCGATGACGAAGAGGTCGCCACGCGATGCCGTGGGAACGTCCTTCGCCAGCCAACTGATCCCAACCTTGTCCGTGATGAAAACCCCATCAGGTCCCTCGTAGGTGAGGTTTCGGTCGACCTGCAGCGGTATCCCCCTGATCGGGGGACGACCGATGCCGCGGAACTCGCCCACGGCATCAGATAACCGCTGTTGCCCACGTTCGTGGAGCCGTTGGATCAGCCGGCCAAAACGGCCCGGCGCGCTCATTGCTGGATCAGCATCGCCGACGCGAAGCCGTCAACGGTGGGCTCGGTGATCTTGCCGAACGCCACCGAGTCGGCAGTGGCAGCAGCTACCAGTTCCCCATCGAGCACGCTGCACTTGGCACCCTGGGTCAGGCCAGCGGCAGCAGGCAGGCTCCAGACGCCGCCAGTTTTTCCGGCGAACGGCTCGCCCGCGGCGGCATCTACCAGCGGCACCACCACCAGGTCTCCGATCACCGCCGGCACGCCAGATTGAACGCCGCCAGCAGGCGCGATGAGAGTCAGGACGTTGCCGTCCTCCACATAGTTCTTCGCCATGGTTGATTCTCCTAATGGCAGAAACAGAAAGCCCCGCTAGATGCGGGGCTCGGGAGTTGGCACCGATCAGGCGCCGTTGGATTTCTGCAGGCCACGGAAGTCCAGCGGCGCCACGCCGGCGTCGATGCGGACCTTGCTGGCCACGCCGTCGACAGTGAAGCCTTCCTGTTGCTCCAGGTACGGAGTATCGACGCCGTCCAGGTAGGCCACCTCGATGGTGTCAGAGCCTTTCTTGGCAGCCATGTACCAGGCGGTCGCCGAGGAATCGTCCAGGCGCGGCTCGCCGATCACCTGCGCGAATGCGCGAATCGGGTTGACGATGCCGCTATTGACGTCGGCGCCCGGCACGGACTCGGAGTTGATGATCTGGTTGGCCTTGTCCTCGAGTGCCACCGGAGTCAGAACGAAGCCCGGACGGATGTTCAGGGTGCGCCCCTTGCCCTTCTCTACCTGGGCTTTCTGGGTGGCCATCTGGGTCTTGGCCTTGCTCAGGCTGTCGATGGAAAGCGCCGAAGCCGCGCCAGTGAGCAGGTTGCTGTGGTCGGCATGGAACAGAGCCTTGCCATCGCTCATCGCCGGGTTACCGGTCAGAACCGCATAGACCAGGTCGCCGATGGTGGCCTTGGCAGCCTGGCCCAGCTTGAACGGGATATCCGAGAGCATCTGCAGGTCGTCGTTGATGATCGCCTGACGAGTGATGCTGAACAGCTCTCCGTAGGTGGCCAGGATGATCTGCTCGCCGCGCTCGCCGAGGGTGACGTACTTGTACTCGGCGCCCTCACGCACCTGACGCAGCGAGGAAAACTCGCCCAGCCCGACGCGGCGCGCCGGCTTGAAGTCAGTGAGAATGCCGGACTTGGTCCACAGCGGGAAGGTTTCTTCGGCCTCTTCCCAGCCAGCCAGCACCGACTTGTTGGCGACATCCAGAAGGATCAGGCCGAAGTCGCTGGAAGTGTGGGTGAAAGCCAAGCCGACCATTTGCGGCGCGTTGAGCGAGGCCACACCGATCCCACGATCGACCAGCGAGGCGCGAGCCAGTTCGCGGAGCGTCATGCCGTTGTACGCGTTGTCAGCCTGGCGCTCGCCTCGACCGATGCGGGCCAGCACGCTCGCGCGCACCGAGTCACCCACCAGGTTGCCGTTGCCGGCATGGATGTGGGCCCCGCCACTCAGGGCGGCAGCCGGCTGGGTGTCGGCGCCAATGGCAGCCAGCAGCTTCTCGCGCGCCTGGTCGACGGTGATGTTCATGTCGTTCAAGCAAGTGGCGAGCAGTTCGGCGTGCCCGGTGGAAAACGCGCCGAAGGCAGCAGTGATTGCGCTGCGGCGACCAGATTCCTCGGCGAGGATGCGGGCGCGAATATCGGCCTCGGTTGGGGCAGCGGCCGCGGGAGCCGCCGGCGCGGCCGGTGCCGGAGTCGGCGCGGGAGTGTTGGCCGGCGCGGCGGGGGTCTGGGCGCGCGGGGCCAGTAGAGTTTTCAGAGCTTCGGGCATGTGGGCGAACTCCTGCATGCGTTTGGAGGAAAGGTGAGCGGCCGCTCGCAGCGGCTCAGTGAGCTGGTCGGCGAAGCCGGCAGCGACGGCCTCTCGGCCATTCATCCAGGTCTCCTCCTTGAGGAGCGCCTTGATGTCGTCGGCGGACTTCCCGGTCTTGTTGGCATAGGCCATGACCAGGGTGTCCTCGACCTTGTCGAGCAGTTCGGCATAGCGGCGCATGTCGTCCGCATCGCCGCCCTGGATGCCCCAGGGCTTATGCACCATCATCATGGCGTTCTCGGGCATGTAGATGGTGTCGCCGGCCATGGCGATGACCGAGGCCATCGAGGCAGCCAAGCCATCGATGTACACGTCGACGCTGGCCGGGTGGTTGCGCAGTAGGTTATAGATCGCCGTCCCCTCGAAGACGTCGCCGCCCGGGGAGTGGATGTGCAGGTTGATCTTGGTCAGGTCGCCCATTGCCTTGAGGTCTCGAGCGAACTGCAGCGCGGTGATTCCCCAGACGCCGATCTCGTCGTACAACAACACCTCGGCGACGCCGCGACCGGCAGCCTTAATGCTGTACCAGGACTCATGCGGGGCGTTGGCCTCAGTCAGCGCCGCCGCCATCGGCAGCATCAGGCTTTTATGGATCAGGGTTTGATGGCTGCCCATCGGCGCCTCCATTGTTGCTCTCGTTGGGGAAATCCGGGCCAGGCACGGGTAGGCCGGCGCCGTATCTGTTGACGAGTTCGCGAGCCTCGTCGGCGGTAAGCATCTTCCCGACGCCCAGGTACACCTTCTGCACCGCCTCAACTGGGTCCATCCCGGACTTGACGAATTGGTGGTAGGCATCCGAACTGAAGACCAGGCCGGCCTCCCGGTTCGCCTTGATCTCCGTCTCACGCGACTTCTTCAGCTCGCGCGGATCTCGACCACGGGCGCGGGCAACTTCCGCCTCATCGGCGAAGCCAGCCTTGACCAGCAACTCCCATGCGTTGGCCTCATGCATCGGGTTAATCCATGGCATGACCGGCCCCTGGTAGACCGCCGCGTAGAGAGTGCGGTGATCAACATCGGCGGGCAGGCGTTCCTTCCGAGCCAACAGGTACATCTGCAGCCAGGCCCGATAGACCGGCCGGCACCAGTAGTCGATGAACTCGTGCTGCAGCAGGTCGTAGCCCAGCCAGCCCTCGACCAGTTCCTGGCGCTGCGCCGAGTAGGTGCCGTCGTAGGCCCTAGACACCGAGGAGTAGGTGCTGCGGGTGCCGGCCCCGATCATCCGCAGCTGGCCGTTGCGGAAACCTTCAAGGAAGGGGTTCGGCCGGTTGCTCTCGATCATCCCAACGTCTTCGCCTGGCTCGAGGTCGTCGAAGACCATGCCGGGGGCGATGGGGATCGTTCGGTTCTTCCGGTCCTTCCCGGGCTCCGCCGTGTAGCTGTCGGGGTTGCCCTTCTTGATATACATCGCCAGGGCAGCACTGATGCGCGCCGCCACCCGCTCGCTCTCCTCGTAGTCCTTCAAGTCGGCAAGGCGGATAAGCACTGCGTGCAACATCGGCACGCCTCGGTTCTGGCCGATCCGCTTGCGGTAGGCGATGTGGATGATCCGTTCCGCTTCGACGCGCTTCACCGCCAGGCTGCCGCCCAGCGTCTGCAGGTTGCCGGGGTGATCCTTGAGGAGGTGATAGGCCCTTTTCCGGCGCCAGGTGTCACGCTCGATACCCTGAACAATACCCTTCGACAGGTTGTTGTAGCTGAAGGGCAAGTAATCGGGCTCCAGCAGTTCCAGGGCGAAAGGCACCGACGTGGCGAACGTGTAGCTCGGGACTCGTCCCATCAGCTTCTGCGCCAATCCCTCGCCATCGCGCAGCCAGGTTCGGCACATCAGACGCTCTACCTGGGGCCTCGTCAGCTCACCAGAGGTCTCCGGCGAGAGTGACCACTCGGCCCACGCGCTGCGGATCTCCATGGCCAACTCAGCATGCACCGAGCCATCCAGGCGCAGCGGCAGCGGTTCCACGCCGATACCACTGCCGCCCACCACCCTCTCCTCGAGGCGATCGAGCAGGCCGGTAACCAGATCGTGATCTTCGTCCAGTTTCCGGCACTGCTCTCGCATAGAGACCGCAGACTTCTGTAGCGAGGTGTCGGCGCCCAGCGGCTGACGCTTGGCCTTGTGGGTTCGCCCTGGCCTGGCAGCCTCATACGCCTGGATTGCCTCGCGAGCGGCCAAGCGCCGAGCCACCAGCTCGGGGGCCAAGGGTTCCAGTAGTCGATCGATCAGGTTCATCAGCAGAACTCCGCCAGTGCCGGGCCAGGACGGCGACCGGCGGCGCGGTCCCGCTCTGCGGCTGCGCGGCGCTCCCACTCCTGGCGTCCGGCGCGGATCTTCTCGATATCCTCCATGGTGTGGGTGCGTCCGTTGAAGATCACTGTCCGCCCTTCCAGCACGGCGGCCTCGGCCTCCAGGTATTTGTCGAGCATCTGCTGCGCTGTCAGAGCCATGGTCCGCTTCCAGTGTTGAGCCAGCCCTGGGAGGTGCTGGCATGGTTATCGTTCGAAGGTTGCTGTTGGGCGACCGGCTCCGGCACGGGATCAACGCGCACGCGCTCCAGCTGGTCGAGGTCGAGGCCGAAGCGTTGCTGGCTGATGCGCAGCGCGGCAAGGGCGTAAACGAAGCAATCCAACGCCTCGTTTCGCCGCCCGCCGGAATCCCAGCGCAGGACGCGAACACCCTTCGCCATCACCGGCTTCTTCTTCTCGGCGGTGATCTGCTTCAGTTCGTCTTCGTCGCAGATGTCGCTGTCGATCGGGAAGTGCACACAGCCCGGCGTCGGTTGCCACGGGATGGGCGCATCAATGCGCAGGCGGCTGTAGATCAGCTCCTTCGCGTTATCGGTGCCCAGTTCGGTCTTGTAGACCTTGCGCTTGCGGCGCTTCGGGAAGTTGGCGATTGGCTTGCCGTATGTGCTGGCCCCGAAAGTCGGAACCACCCAGTGCACGCCATGCTTGATGCTCTCGGCCTCTACCTCATCGGCATAGTGGCCGCCAGCATCCCAGCACCAACGCTCGACACGCATTGGAACGCCATCAGCGCGAGTGAACTGCCGATGAATTTCCAAGCCCACCTTGCGCCGCAATTCCTCACTGGCCGGATCGCCGGTCAGAATGAAACGGTGAACAAGCCATGCCTCCTCGCCAAGACCGAAAGCCCAAACGCGGCCCTCGTAGCGGTCATCCTGGGTGTCGATTCCACCCATCAGAACAAGCGCTTGCGGCGGCACCTTCGGGTAGTTCTCGCGGCGAGCGTAGAGCGTCTGCCACTCCACGCGGTCGCCCTGCTCCTCTTCCCACACCTCGCCGCGCGTGGTGTTGATGAAGGTGATTAGCTTCTCGCGGTCGCCCTTGACCTTGAGCCACTCGTCAACCAGCGACACCCAGGTCGTCCAGGTGCTGTAGATCGCCCAGCAGTAGAAGCTGACCGAGCGCGGCGTGCGGATCGGCTCGTTGTTCGGGCCGAACCAGTCGATGCTGTCGCGCGTCCAGATGCCGGTCTCGTCGCAGATCCAGCGGCCTTTAGCCTGGGCCACCACCATGTCGCGGTGTTCAAAACAGGCTGCACAGTGCTCGCAGACGTACCAGGCGCGCTCGGCCTCACCCAGTTCGTTCTTTTCCCACTTCAGGCCGAACTCACAATCCTTGCCGCCAAACTTCAGGTGCTGCTCCCGCTGACAATGCGGGCAAGCAATATGCAGGCGCAGCCGGTGCGGAGACTCTTCCGCCGCCTTGGTGATCTGGCAAGCGCCAGCGACCCCAGGCGTCGATCCCCGGATAGATTTCGGGTAGACCGCACCGTCCAGGCGCTTGTCACCCAGGAATGTCGGCGAGCCTTCGCCCTCGACGTCGGCGTCGAACTTCGACAGCTCGTCGTAGATAACCTCGTCGGGGGACTTCTCCCGGTAGTTCCGGGAGGCCTTGCCGCCGCGAATCCAGAGGTTGCGTCGGTTCGCGAACACCTTGTTGTCCAAGGTGTTATCGCTGTGCTTCCGACCGAACCAAGGCGCCAGTTCAAGCATGACCGGAACGTCGCGGATCAGGCCGTTGACGTGGCTCTTGCTGATATCCTCGGCGTCCGGGTCGGTCGGACTCCACATCATCACGTTGCGGCGCTTGTGCTGGATCTTGTAGCCGATGTTGGCCAGCAACAGCTTCGTGTAACCGATCCGGGCCGACTTCACGAAGTTGACCACTCGAATCAGGTCGTTGCCCATCGCGTTCAGGATCGCGACCTGGAATGGCGCAGTCTTCCAGCGGCCCTCGTTGTAAGAGGACTCGGCCGACATGTAGAAATGCTTGTCGGCCCACTCCACCGCCGTCATCGGCGGCTCTTTGAACATTCCCTGCAAACCCAGCTTGACCGCAGTGCGCAGATCACTGATCCAGGGTTGCAAGGTACTCATCAAGGATTCCCGGGATGTCGTCGCTGAACTCAGCGGAAAGGTTTCGCGCCAAGGCGATCTCCCGCTCGAAGGACTCCATCACCAAGGGATCAGCATCCGGGTGGCGGCGACTGACCGTTTTGCAGACGGTCTCCAGCGCCGAGCCGATCTTGGCGGCGATTTTCGCCAAGGCGAAAGTGGCGAACGGGACCGGGACCAGGAGTTTGTCCTGGACCTGGTTTTTCTGCTCTTGGGCGTAGGCCTGGGCCTTGGTGAGGCGGAGTCGCTCCTGTGTCAGCTTGGCTTCAGCGTAGGGATCGAGACCTTCCGGTAGCTCCCCCTCAGGTTGTTGTTTCCGAGCGGCGTGATGGATGCGGTTTTCGACCACATCCGCCACCGTGTAAAAGGCCTCTCGACCTATTCGCTCGATTGGTTGAACGCCCCATTTATCAAAGGCTTGCGGAGAAATCCCGAGGCTCGCGGCCATCTCGGACTTGTTCAACCATCCGCGCTGCTTGGTTGTTTCGTTTTTGCTCATGACTAAACAACAACCAACCTCCGAAAAAAGGTCATACATATTTGGCGCGCGGGGCTCGAATTACCCTCTGACGGGGGCACCTCCGGGAGGACCCGCCAAATTTTCAAACTTGTGCTGGACAACAAGAATTCGCACCACTTTGGTGCACTCTTCAGCGCCTCGCGGCGAACCGAGCAGCAACACCGCGCATCGCCACCTCGAAATCGCGCGGCAGGTTCTCGTCGGCGTACTGCTGCGCGATCTCGAAGAAGCTCAGTCGGCGGCGGTACGAAGGGCGAGACACGAAGGCCATGATGACCGAGACAGCATCCCGGCCTCGGCCTGTGCGCTCAGCAATGCCTATGGGCTGGCCCTTACGGGTCATGACGAAGTAGCGGCGAGCATTACCCTTCGCTCGGCTCCGTCTGCTATCGGTAGCGTTCGCGTTGTACCCGGCCTGGCTGAAGCCGCGGATGCCGCTCAATGCCTTGGTGACCTGGCCGCGCCTGATGTTCCCGTAGCGATCCAGGTCCGCGCCGGCACCAGGCACCACGTACTTACCTTCGGGCAGTATCCCCTTGGCCCTGAGCTGAAGCTCGGCCGGCTTGTTCCGACGCGGCCCACCGTAGACTTCGGGGGCAATCCACACCGATGCAGGCTGCGCACCGTCCGCTTCGTCCTTGAACCAAACACGCGCTTCCAGCCGGTCTTTCCTGGCCGGCACCATGCGGAGGCTGTTCAGGGTGTACGGGGTCGGGCGGTCGAACACGACACGCATCTCATCGCGCAAGCGATCCATCAGCCCTTGCGCGGTCCGCGTAAGGGCTGTGGCTGTCGCGTAAGGAATCTGCCGCTGCTCAAGCTCGGTCAGGTCGGCGAGCTGCTGCTGGAACCCTTCCGGCTTGATGCTGATCATCTTCTGCAATACCTCGGCAGGCCGGCGATGTGCTTACGCAAGGCTTTGATCATCAGTTCGCGTCGCTCGACTCCGGCTCGGAGATCAGAAACAACCTGTCCATCAGCGGCAGCAAGGACGGCTCTTCCTGCATCAGCGCTGCCGGTGGCTCCGGGAGCCTGGTGCACTCCGCCTGTGGGGCAGCGGGCTTTGACGTACACGACGCGAGCACCAGTGCCGATAGCATCGCGGCGCAATTGGTTTTCTTCATGGGAAGCCTGTAGTGCTGCTTGGTATGTGCGGGCCATTGCGTCGGTCTGAGCCTGTGCCTGGCTATCGCGCTGGGCCTGCTGGGCCATAGCGGTGATCGTCTCGGCGGATTGCTCGACGGCGGCCTGCAGGTCATCACGCTGAGCGGTCACGTGATCGAGACGCCAGAACACCAGCGCAGCTACCAGGGCGACCACCAACCATGGCCGCCAGGTCACTGATCGATCCTCCGACCAACCTTGAACTTGAACGTCGGCTCTTGATCGAGCATCGAGTTGACGATGCCCTCGATGACCGAGAACAGGGAGACGACAAGTTCAAGCGGCGCCCACTTGGCGAACGCCAGCGGGCAATCGCTATCGACATCCCCCAGCCACATCGGAATGCCGTAATAGCTCCCATGGTGCGAGACGCCGATCTTTCGAGCTTCGGCTTTCGTCGTGAACCCGAGCATCATTCCCCCTTGAGCGCTGCGCGCGCCCATTCGAGACGCGCCACTCGATCCTCAGCACCGTTGTAGCCGCCGTTGATCTTCAGAGTGATCCGCTCGAATCGGCCTTGGTCAGCTAGGTCGTTTAAACCCCGCGACTTCCACCACCACCCCGCGGCGATTGCTGCCCAGGTCCGTTGCTCCAGCAGTTCCGGCTGCGCTACCAGTGGCAGCGCCAGGGCGCGGGCGGCTTCGGCGTAGTTGTCGTAGCCGGTGATCATGATCAGGCCGCGTCCCCGGTATCGATACCCATCGCCCGTGGCCGGCGACCCGTTGCCCATCCGGTTTGCGTAGACGCGGTTGGCGATGCGCTCGGGCTGGCGTGCGTACTGCTTCGCCTCGGCCGGCGTGAACCGCTTCGGCCAGGTCTTGAGCAAGCCCTCGGCGGAGTAGTTCAGATTCTCCACCAGGCGCTTGAGGCTCTGGCTTTCGTGCCCGACCTGAGCCAGGAACATCGCCACGCGCTCGGGCGTGTTGATCTCGAACCGAGCCATGGCGCCGTTGATGTGGTCAATCCAGATGTCGGCAGTAGCAGCACCGCAGCCGGTAGCACGGTCGAGTTGATCGGCAGTGATCTTCATTCGCCAGACCCTCGACGCGGCAGCTTGATCCCAGCGTAACGGTCGGCCAGGTCACGGATCTTCTCGACGCCCAGGAAGCCGATCCAGCCACCAATGAAGGTGGCCATGCTCTGCGGCACGCCAAAGAACTCGAAGCCGCTGATGATCGTCAGCGCCAGCCCCCCGCACAGCGCGCCCTCCAAGAGCGCCTGCCGGCGCGTGCCGCCGCCGTAGATGATCCTGGCCATGGCCATGGCCCACGACAGCAGGGAGGCGTAGATGATCGGCGCATGCTGGCTCAGCCAGGCGAGCAGGGCCGCCCAGGTGTCGGGTTTGTCGGGCATCTTCATCGTCTCAGTTCCCCTCGCCGGGGCAGAAATGAAAAAGCCCCGCACTTGGCGGGGCTTGGGGAGTGGTAGCAGCGCAGGGAGTCGAACCCCGTATCTCCAGCTTATGAGGCTGGCAACCTACCGGTGGTCTACAGCTGCCATGGGCGTAGCTTCACAATTCGCCAGGCTTTCAGCCTGATAAGAAAAATAAGTATTTTTCCGATTTCCCTGCGGTAAAATCCTTTTCAATACTTATTGAAATACTTATAATGGCAACCATGAACAGCGAGGTAGCCATGAACAAGATCAACTGGACACGGAAGGCGGTTAAGCAGCTCAGCAAGATTCACAAGGCCGACCAGGCCAAGATCTACGACGCCGCCCAAGCCTTGGCACATATGCCGAACGTCCAGAACATCAAGGCCCTGTCCAATCACCGCTACGGCTACCGCCTCAGGGTCGGCAACTACCGGGTCATGTTCGACTGGGATGGAGCCATCAAGATCGTCAACATCGAGGAGGTCAAGAAGCGCGATGAACACACCTACTAACGTTCAAATAATCAACGGGCCGGACGGATCGCCGGCCTTCGTTGTCATCCCCTACGCCGAGTACATCAAGGACCATCCCAAGGATGACCTGGTGCCCAACGAAGTGGTCGGCTACATGGTCAAGGAAGGGCTCAGCCCCGCCGCTGCCTGGCGCAAACACCTCGGTTTGAGTCAGGCTGAAGTTGCCAGCCGGATTGGCATTACTCAGCCGGCCTATGCCCAGCAGGAGACCGCGGCGAAGCCAAGAAAGGCGACCCGCGAAAAAATCGCCGCCGCCCTAGGGATCGCGCCGGACCTGTTGGACATATGAGAGGGTGAAGGCCTTGTGGGTCGGTAACCCGTCACTTTGCTTACAGCCCGATGTGGCAGGTGAGACTGCCGTCTACCGAGTTTCGACCTTCGAATGAAAAAGCCCGGCGGGAGGGGCCGACCGGGCTTCCCGCCGCTGTCGAGGAATAGCCCAGGTGGAAACCACGGCATCGGCGGGAGCGTGATGATGCCGCGCCAGGCCAGGCTACGCAATAAAAAACCCGGCGCCAGGGGCCGGGTTTCGAGTGCGTCACGCTGCGTTCACAGCAATTCACGCTGGGATGAAAACACCCCTTATTCCGCGTGTAAAGCTATTCCTCAAGCGCTCTCGCGGAACCGCTCCAGGGCGCTGTCGACCCACCCTACAGCCAGCTTCAATGTCTCCCTGACTTTGGCCTCGCCGATCTGGTGTTCACGCGCGATGCGCAGGGCCGGCCACTTCGCGCCGTAGTAGAGCCACACGAAGTCGCCGGCCTGCGGCGCCCTGTCGATGAGTCGAGCAATGACCCGGTCGACGGCCAAGGCCATATCGTCAGTGACGTGGTAGGCCTTGGGGCTCGACATTGGCATGGCTTGGCTCATGATAGCGGCGGCCGGCGACACATACCCGGGAACCCCCATCCCATCCATGCGCCACCACCCCCACTGTTCGAGGAGATACTCGGTATCGCCCAGCAGCTTGTCCACGTAGGTTCGAGTTCTGCTCATGCCGCCCCCGGACCGTTCAGGCCAAACAGATCGCGCAGCAGCGTTTCCACCGCCGCGCCCTTTGCGTTGCCGTCCTGCAGCCAGAGCCGACCGTAATCGTGGAAGCCCAGCGTGCCGCGGTCGCCGTGCCAGTTGGCGATCATGACCAACAGCGCAGCCAAGGCAGCAGCACCGCCCACCTTGACCTGCGCCAGCTCCTGGCCGGCCACCTTGAGAAACTCCCGCTCCAGCCTGGTCATGACCTTGCGGGGTGCCATCGGTTGTACGTTACTCATCGGGTACCTCGCGCAGAGCTGACGCTCCAGTCGTTCAGGCAAAACATGGTCAGCGAACCGCCGAAACATGCGCCTGTGTCCAGATAGAACACGTTCCCCAGCCTGGTAAGCCTGTTGTGCGGTGTGTGCCCAACCAGTACTGCGGCAACGCCCTCGACAGGAGTGGAGTCCTCGTTCGCTGCCCTGGACCTTGCCCACAGAGCGGCGGTGACGTGCGCTTTCTCTCCGGCCCCCACGCCGGCGCAAAACGCCTGCCAACTCTTCGCCTGGCACTCAGCATGAACGATCCCGACGGCGCCAGCGGCGGTCTCCACCTCGATGGCCAGCGGCAAGTCGTCGAACAACTCGGCGTAGCCCCGCTGCTCTGTCTCCGGCAAGCCAAGCAGCCACGCGCCCCCATTGGCGACATGGAGCCAGTCGTCGCCGCCATGCTTGTAGGTATCGACGACCATCTGCTCATGATTCCCCCTGACCGCGTGGAACCAGGGCTGGCTTAGCCATTCTTGGACCAGGTCCGACCCCGGCCCGCGGTCCACCAGGTCACCAACGCTGAACAGCCGATCAACCGCCTTGTCGAAGCCGGCCTGCGCCAGCAACGCGTCCAGTAGATCGAAGCAGCCATGCACATCGCCAACGCAGAAGTCACGCCCAACGGTGTTGCGCTCGAAGCGCTGAACCAGAGTCACTGCATACCCTCCATCTGCTGCCTGGCCTTCTCTGCACAGGCTTGAAACACCTCTACCCCCACGTGCTCACGCAAGGCTTCGATCAGCAACCGATTGGCCAGGTCGTTGTGAGCCCTGCGACTGTCCTTGCGCAGCTTCGCGATATGGTTCTGGAGACGGACCTTGTCTCGGTTCATCCAGCGGAGCGCGGTGCTGGCCCGGCTGAACCAGATTTCGTCAACGTAGCGCCCCGTCGCCTTCTGCTCGGCCTTGGCCGCCTCAATCTGGCTGCGACAACTGATGCAGGAAGCGCTCAAGCGCTCCATCAACTCTTCGCACGCCTCCAACGTGTTCGGGAGGGTGATCGGGAATTTGTGCTCGGTATTCACGCTGCTTTCCCCTTGCCGTACTGACGGCCCCTGTAGGGTCTGGACATTTCGACTTCTTCGTCGCTGGGCTGATAGCCGCCGATAATCTCCACGAACCGATGGAACTGACCCTGGTGCTGAACGTGCGCCACGCCAACCTGCCCGTGCCGGTTCTTGTCGACAATCAGCTCGGTAATGCCGGCCTTGCCGGCGTCGCTTTCCTGATCCCGGTGGACCAGCACAACCACATCGGCATCGGCCTCGATCTGCCCGGAATCGCGCAGGTCGCTCTTGGTCGGGCGCTTGTTGCCCCGCGCCTTCGGCCCACGGTTGAGCTGCGCCAGCACCACCACGGGTACGCCGAGCTCCTTGGCCAGGCGCTTCAGGCCCTTGCTGATCTCGGTCACCACGTCGTAGCGGCTCGCGTTACGCTGCTCGCCCTTGATCAGACCGATGTAGTCGACGGCAACCATCCCCAGGCCGTGCTCGCGCTTCACCGTCCGGCAGATCTGGCGGATGTCCCGGAGTGTCAGCGAGGCGTCGTCGCAGAGGATCAGCGGGGCATCGTTGAGTTTGTTCACCGCACCAGTCAGGCCCGGCCAATCGGAATCGGCCATGGAGTGGCCTTCGGCAATGTGCTTGAGCGGAACGCTGCCCACCGATGACAGCACGCGGTTGGCCAACTCGACATCGGTCATCTCCAGGCTGAACACCAGCGCCGGCTCGTTGCACGCCAGCGCCACCCGCTCGGCGAACCCAAGGCCAAGCGTGGTCTTGCCGCTGCCCGGCTCGCCGGCCACAACCACCATATGGCCGGGACAGATACCCGGAATGAAGGCGTCCAACGAGGGCAGGCCGGTGTCATACCCCAGTTTCACCTCACGGTTGAATCGCCTGTCGATGCCGTCAATGGCTTCGGGCAGCACCTCACCGATGAAGCGGTACCGGCGCCGGGAGTCGAGCCCCTCGGCCTCGAGGGCAACCCATGCCTGCTGGCCCTGGCTCAGAACCTCGTCCAACGGTTCGCCATCCTGCAGACGCTGGCTCATGACCTCGGCCGCGGCGATCACCCGGCGCGCCACCGACCGCTGCTTGATGATCCGGGCGTACTCATCGGCGTTCGCGGTGCTTGGGGTGTTCTTCACCAGGTGGGCGGCGACCTGCAGGGTGCTCTGCCCGTCCGCCAGTTGAGCCCGCGCCTCATAGAGGGTCACGATGTCGACCGCGATACCTTTCGCCTGGCAAGCCAGCAGCAGCTCGAACAGTTCCGCGCAAGCTGGGTGATGGAAGTCCGAAACCTCCAGCTTGGCGCCCATGCCCTCGATCAGATCGCCCTTCTGGATCATCGCGCCGATCACCGCATACTCGGCTTCGTGGCTGTAGAGCTTCGACTCTGGCACCTCGTAGCCCATCACCGGGATATCGTGCATCTCGAGGTATCCGGTCATACCGAACCTCGCACGGATTTCCAGCGCAGCAGCACCACCTCGCCGTTGGCGTCGCAGAGCCGATCAATCACGCGATCCCCGATGAATCGCCGGATATCTACCAGGCTCAGGTTGCTGATCAGGATGGTCGGAAGCAGGCGCTCGTAGCGGCCATTGACGACCTGGAACAGCACCTGGCGCTCGAAGTCGGTGCCGTGCTGGGCACCTACCTCGTCGATCACCAACAGGTCCGGAGCGTGCAGGCTCTCGTAGACCTCGGACTCGCTCTTACCCTTCCGCCCAAACGTGTCCTTCACGCCCAGGATCAGGTCGGGTGCGGTGATGTAGCGCGCCGTTGCGCCAGCCAGACCTTCGGTGCGCAGCACCTGCTGGATGATCGCGCAGGCCAGGTGAGTCTTCCCGGTTCCCATGGTGCCCAGCAGCATCAACGAACGACCAACCTTCCAGTTCGAGGCGAAGTCGTCTGCGTAGGCCTTGCAGCGAGCCAGGACTGGCGACTGCTGGTCCGGTGCGAAGTCGGTGCGGTAGTTATCCAGGGTCGCCGGTCGGAAGCGCGGCGGTATCTGGCTCTCCAGCAACGCGGCGTTGACCATCCGGGCATCACGCGCAGCCTGCGCCTTGGAGCGAACCTCCGGGTCGGATGATTGGCGAGCTTCGAACTCGCAGCGCCCGCATCCAGTCCAGACGAACCCGCCGTCGAACTGCTCCTGCTGCTTGCTCTCGAAGCCGCCGTGAACGGGGCAGGTCTCGTCCCTGGTTTTCACTTGGTTTTTGGTCATGGTCATGGTCTCGCAATTCGGTAGGTGCCGTCGGCCTGGCGCTCCAGGCCCTCTTCGTGGTTGGTCTGATCGAGGCCCAGATGAGGCGAAGCAGGAGGAGGTCCCGCGCGCTGCGCGCCGAACGGAGGCCGCTGGTTTCGCACCCAGTTGCGCCAGGTCGCGAACCAGTCGAGCTTCGTCGCGTTCTTCCCGGTTGCGGATCGCCAGTGATCACCGAAGCTCTCACCGACCTTGCGCAGACCGGCCTCACCGAACTCAGGACGCTCGGCCAACGCCCAAGCCAACCAGTCATCCGGCAGGGTCCAGTCCTCCGGCAAGCGGGAGCCTCGCTTAGGCCTGTCAGTTGGAAGGGGCTGCTCGGACTCTGGTGCTGAGCGCTGCTCCTGCGGCGCCAGCTCTTCCTCCGAAATCAGAGAATCAGAAGATCGGAGAATCAGAGAATCAGGGCGAACAGCTAACGGACTAGGCGATTCATCGGCACCACCTTGATCAGTGCCTGGCATACCCTCTGCACTGCCTAGGTCCGCTCCAGCATCTTCCTCACCATCAACCAGAACAGGAGCAGGAATGACGCTAGCCTTCTCTCGGCTATGCGGTGTCTGGTGCTTGGCGAAGTTCAGCACCTGAACTGCCCTGACTCCGCACCGCTCATACCGCTGGATAAACCCAGCCGAAACCAAATCATCCAGCATGCTTTCCACATCGAGCCCATCATCGTAGGGAAAGGCTTCTGCTTTGATGCGCTTCGGTCGATCCTCCAGGCGCCCTTCCCTGTCGGCCAACATCCACAAATAGATGAACAGGAGGCGATGCGAGTGGCTGAGCTCTGCCAACTCCTCGTTCGCCATGATCCCGGGCTTGATGTTACGAGCACGAGCCATCAGTCCCGGCCCTCCGGAGACCACCAAGTCTTTTCAGTCCGCAGCAAGACGCGGGCATGGGCCAGCACGGAGCGCAGTTGATCAGGGGAGAGAAGCACTACCTCCTCCTCACCCATCAGGTGCGTTTGGCTGATCGCGAAATAGCCGCCGGTGCTGATGTACACATCGGTTTCGAAGGTTGGCTTGAGTCTCATATATCGAGCTCCTCGGTAACGCGCTTCACGAAGTCGTGGTATCCCTCGGCCATGAGGAACCCTTGGTCTTCAAGCGCACCGCGGCATGCCTTGGCGTGGCCGTAGAGCACCCAACGCTCACGCTCGGGCAGGTCGCGGAATTGACGGTAGGACGGCCAGGGCCCGGCGATCACCGGGCGGCCGCTGGGGCTGGTGGTGATCCGGCCCGGTTTCGGTTGTGTGGTCATTCGCCGATCTCCTGCGAAGGGGTGCCGCGCATCTGGAAGCGCTCCCGGCCGGCGCCGAAATCCGGGTGCGTGGCTCGGTGTTGGGTCACGAAGGTGCAGCCGCGCGCGAAGCGCTCGAACACCCTGCTGATCTCGGCCTTTGCCCAGACCGCGTAGGGGCGCGCGTTCAGTTCCTCGTGCTTGCTGCGCACCATGGCGAAGGGGCGCGGGCTGTGCGGCATGTCGCGCACCACCGCGTCGATCACCCTGGGCGGAAGGCCGTACTGCTTCCCTATCCGCTGCCGGATAGCGGTGATGCTCTCCATGCCGTTGGGGATCGAGTCGAGCAGCGGGTGCGATCGGTCCATGTCGCCGACGGTTTCGGTCAGCGCTGCCACCTGCTGCTCGGCCTGCCGCTGCCGCCGCTCCAGTTCGACGGTGAGTTGCACGCTGGCCAGTAGTTGCTCGGCGGCGGTCAGTGACCTGGAAGCCTGCTGTTCCAGTTCCTGCCAGCGATCCACCAGCCGCGCGGTGAACTCCGGGCAGAGCTGGGCGACGACGATGATGCTGTCGCGCTTGCCCTGGTCGCCGGTGAAGACGTACTCCTGAGTGGGGCGGCCAGAGGTGGGCTTTTCCTGCATTGCAGGTAAAGCAATCACCCCGCGCTCGGCCAGCCGATCAATGGCCACGCGTACATTGTCGTGACGCGACCCAACAAGATCCGCGATCTCGCGGCTGGTCATGGTGGCGGCCTGGCCGCCGAAGCCGGTCAGATCAGTCATGGCCGCTCCTCCCGGTAATGCCGGACAGAAGCCCGGCGAGGTCGGCGCGTGCTCGCTTGGCGTCGTGGTCCAAACGATCAGGGGTGGCGTATTCCGGCGCGTACTCGCCACGGCCTACCCAGCAACGGTTGCCGGGGTAGCGGTCGTTCAGCAGATCGGCGCCGCGCTGGGCCTCTTCCTCGGTCGAGAACGGGGCGACCATCTGGGCTATCGCAATCCCACCCTTCTGAACGGCCGGTGTGGAGATGAACCAGAACAGAATTCCATCGCCTGAAGACGCACGCTGAAACGTGTCGCCGGTATCGAAGCTGCCAGGGTTCACAGGTCACGCTCCCGATAGGCGGCGCCGATCTGCTGGTTGTAGCGGTAGAGAAAATTCCCGGTGCACAAGATGATCCGCTCGATCAGGTCATGAATCTCCGTCACAACGGGGTGCCCTCCACCACCTAGGGCAGGAACGACCGAGTCCATCAGCAGAGCCCGAAGTTGCGTCATATCGCTCCGAGCGTGGTTGAATAGATCGAACTCATTACGACTGAGCTCGACCCGCTCCATCACCTCCCCGTCGACAGGAAGCGGAGGACGAGAGGCCTGTGCCTTCGAGAGATCAGACATGACCACCTCCCAGCGCGTCCTTAACCTCGCGCTCACGGGCTCTCCATTCGAGGTAGCTCTCGCGATCAGTCCTTTCGACATCCTCGCGAAGCCCAGGGACCAACTCGAACAGGACCGTGTCGACCTGCTTGCGATGCGCGCTGATCTCGTCCGCCTGCTGCGAAGTGCCATCGATGGCGCGCTCGGCCCACTCTGGGAGTTGCCTTTGTAGCCGCATTTCGTTGAGGATCGTCCAGAGGTGCGAGGTCAGGTCGCGCTCTGCCCGAATACCCTGGCGGAGCATGGTGATTGAGGCGCTCATTGCTTCCGCTCCTTCTGCCGGTTGATGCGATCCGAGAGGACCTGTTCGAGCTCCACCAACTGGAAGATGCCCCCCCCCGATCTCCTCCAGAAACCAGCCGAGACGCTCTGAGGTTTCCTGGCCTACTTCGCCTTCAGCGCCAACGTTCGCCAGCAGGTTCCCAACAGCGGCGACACCAAGCGCCATGTTCTGAGCAGCCTGCCGGGCTACTTCACGCTCCCCCCAAAGAGACATCGCCTGCTCGTCCGTGAGTACCTCAGACGGGTCGCGGGAACACTGCTTACTGATCAGGTTTGCGAGGTTCATTGCCGGCCCTCCTCACGCAGGGAGTCGAGCGCGGCGTCAACCAAATCGCCAGCCATCTCTGCAGCAATCTCCAAGGCATACAAGCACGCGTGCTCTTCGTCGGAGGTGGTCAGTGCTCCGAGAATGCTAGAAACACTTAGCGTCAGCGCGATCGCCTCGCTCAACGCCTCTTCGACCGTCGTGGTCGGGTTAATCGCTGCGAATCTTCGCGGCGGAAGCTGAGATACCGGTCCATTCAGTGCAGACAGCCCGAGCTTGATCGCGCTCATGCTGCACCTCCTTCGTGTTGCGACACGTTTTCAGCATTTCCGGATTGGGTCGCGACACGTTCCAGTTCGAACAATTCTGCGTCGGCCTGTTTCATATCATCCTCAAGGTTCCCACCAACGAACTCGGCCTGACCGAGTCCTATCGTGCAGATATCCTTGAGGTAACTGCTGCACTGCTCATCTCTACGGACCAGTGCAAGGATGGCGCGCAGCCCCTTGACGGTCTCAACAGCGGCTTCGAGGCCATCCAGCAGGTCTGATGCGAGTTGATGAGCAGAGCGCGGGGGTTGCGCGTTTTGGGTTTTCTGTTGCATGATGATTTCGCCCTCTTCAAGGCAAATTGATATTCAGGCAGTCGCTGCGAACGACTACCAACTGAACCCCACCCGACCAGGTGGGGTTTTTTGTGGCCCTGCGAAAAGTCAGCCAGGCCGCAAAGTGGCGCCAGGACACTCCGTGCTATCGTTTTGATTCCACACAGAACGGCCACGGAGGCCTGGCATGACTGATGCTGCTGAAGAAAGAATCCCGACCATCGATTTACAGTCCCTCCTAGACACGCTTAACGCGCTGCCCAAAGACACCCGCGTAGGCTTCAGCGGCCTGACCTTCTACCGCGTCAAGTGGCGAGGCCAGACGATGGTGAATATCGAGTTCAGCGAGCATGTTCATCGGAACTCGAAAGGTGAGGTTGTTGTTGAAGCTCCTGGGCCAGAGAACTGATCTCCCCAATCGCTTCATCAAGTGGCATCGGGCGGTAGGTCGAATCGTGCCTTCCGCCCATCCAGCCAGAAATGACGACGAGGCCATCCTCGCGAAGCTCAAGAACGATCGAAGGCCGGATGGCACGGCGGAGCTCGGTAGCCTGCTGCAACATGATCTGAGCATTCCGCTCCAGGTCATCCGCCAGCAGCAAATTCATTCCAAGGTCAACGCTCAGATCACGCTGAACATCCAGCCCGAGGAAGCGAGCCATCTTCGAAAGGAAAGTCACGGTGCCACCTCGGCACTGGATGCCTGCACAGCAGCATCAGCGCACTGCCGGATGTGGGAACCGGACGGCAGAATGGGTTCAAGGTCGGCGGAACTGGTGGCCATCGGGACGCTAGGCATTGCACGGGGGCGCCCACCTCCCGACGGAAACCGCTTCAGTTCCGTTGCCTCGAAACCGCCCCCCATTGCAGGCGCGACGATAATGAGGCGTTTTGACCTCAGCGCCTTACTGATTGCGGCCTGACTTGCTCCGAGGGCCTGGGCCGCCCCTTCCTGTCCGAAGCGGCCAACGAACTCAGCGAGTGTTTGGGTTTGCATACTTCCTGCCTCTTGCTTTGGAGGCAGAATAACCGGCGGTGCTATCCTTTACAATACCGCTGGTTCTTTGACTGCATAACCGTTGGTTGTTAACGTCTCACCATGAAGAAACGAAAGCTAAGCCAGATCGAACTCAACGAATGCCAAGCGCTAAGGCACATTTATAGCGCGAAGCGCCGAGAACTAGGGCTCACGCAATCCTCCATTGCCGAGGCATTCCGTATGAGTCAGACCGCTATTTCGATGTATATGAATGGCAGCAATGCGCTGAATGCGGCCGTTGCCGCTAAATTTTCAACGATACTCGAAGTACCCGTATCCAGCTTCAGTCCGCGCCTAGCAGCCGAAATTGAGGGCATGGCAAAGGCAATGCATCCCAAGCCAGTACCAGATATCACCGACACCCTGGAGCCTATCCATCCGTGGGATGACGGCACCCCCATTGACGATGATGAGGTAGAGATACCTTTCTACAAGGAAGTTGAGATGGCCGCCGGCGCAGGCCGAAACATTGAGCAGGAAATCAAAGGACGCAAGCTTCGCTTCTCCTACGCAACCTTGCGCGCAGCAGGGGTCGATCCATCGGCTGCCATCTGCACCAGGGTAGGAGGCAACAGCATGGAGCCCTTGATCTCTGACGGCGCTACTATCGGCGTTGATACGGCCACCAAACACATCACCGACGGCGAGATCTACGCCATCAAGCACGACGACCTGCTAAGGGTGAAGTTCGTCTACCGCCTGCCTGGCGGGGGGGTCCGCCTGCGCAGCTATAACCGAGATGAGTATCCCGACGAGGAGTACACCCCTGAGGAAATGAGGAGCCAACAAATCAGTATCATTGGCTGGGTGTTCTGGTGGTCAGTGGTAAGGATTCGGCGAAAGCTGTGATCAACAACAGTCGGCACAACGCACCCCATCCCACCAGTCTTTTTGCTCAAAGCCTCAAAGCCATTCAGCCAACCTGCGGTTCTGCGCAAGTTGGCATGCTCACTTAATGCCTGACGCATCATTCGCCGCATTGTTCTGCTAGCTATCCGCAATGCCGGGCACTGTGCTCGGCACATGCACCCCCTGCAAGCCCATCCCAAGCAACACCCCACCTACCGCCCGCGACCTCAGCCGCCCTCAAGCAGGAAGCAGCAATACTCAATAATAAAACCGCAGGTGTTGACACCAATAAATAACCGCAGGTAAATTCTGTCCATATGTTGAAACGTGAGTGACCAACAAGGACTCCCCATGACCATCACCATCAGCACTGATACCTGGCAAGGCCGCCTCGGCATGGGCCTCGCTCCGCGTGAACTGGAGGCCACCCTGCATGCGGCGAGCGACCTGACCGCAAAGGAGATCGCCAAGCTGATGGGTATTGCCCCTGGGACCGTCTCCAAACGCCTGGATGATGCGCGGTTCAAGCTCGGTGCCAAGACCATCCGCGGCCTGGTGCTGGAGGCATACAAGCGCCAGATCATCAGCCCCCTGTGCGTTGGCATCCTCGCCATCCTGGCGGCAGCACAACCCTTCCTCGACGAAGATCCGGCCATGCGGACGCGGCGGGGCGGGGAGCGTCGGGTTGAAGTTCGTATTGCGGCCAGGCGAATGGAGAGTAGGTACGCAGCCTGACGCAGCGGCGAGCACCTGTACGCGGGTGCTGTCCGGTGCTTAGGCATCACCGGGGCGTCCCTAGGCAAGGCGGGGCCCGGCGCGGCCAGGACGGGCGCGGTTTGGCGCGGCAAGGGCTGCAAAGGCAGCGTCATACACCTTGGGAACAGGGTGCATGCCGGTGACAGCAGTCACCACGTGGCACGGTCTGGCAAGCCGCGGTGTGGCGGGCCAAGGCTGGGCGAGGCGGGGCAAGGGCTGTTTACAGCGGTCAGCCAGTTCGGAGAGCTGGCTTTCCGGTGGCGATAGCTGCCGATGAGGCGAGTCGAGGCCGGGCAGGGTATGGCAAGGCAGGGCCTGGCATGGCATGGCATGGCGAGGGCTGGAGGGTTCCAGCGTACTGACCATCTTCGGGTGGTCAGTGCAGTGAAACCCCCAAATGTACGAAAGCCAACAAACGCGGCAGGCCCTCGGCTTGCCTGGAGAAAAGCATGCAGACGATCAAACTGAAGCTGGTGGGCCAGTCGCCGCTGTTGATGCACAGCGACCGGTTTGCGAATCCCTTGGACGAGGCGACTAAGCAGCACAAGGTGCTGACCAGCAAGCGCAAGAAGCTCGACGAGGATCACGCCGACATCGCCAAAAGCGAGTGGATGGGTTCGCTCTACCATGACCAGGAAGTTGGCGTGTTCGTGCCTGGCCAGAACATCAAGAGCGCCCTGGTCGGCGCGGCCAAGATCCAGCGCCTGGGCTCGGCCTTCAAGCGCGCCGTCCTGGTCCTCGATGACAAATGCAAGCTGGAGTACTCGGGGCCGCGAGACCCCGAAGCGATCTTCGCCAATCCCCGCTTCGTGGATGCTCGCAGCGTGGTGGTGGGGACCTCCCGCCTCATCCGGTATCGCCCGAAGTTCAGCGATTGGTCGACCACTGTCGAGATCATGTACTCGCCGGAGATGATCGAGCGCGATGATGTGATCCGTGCGGCCGAGAACGCCGGGCTGTTTGTCGGGCTCTGCGATTATCGCCCCGAGAAAGGCGGCGCCTTCGGCCGGTTCAGCGTCGAGGTTCTGCCATGAGCAAGGTCACCCTTCACCCCGAGTGGCGCCAAGCCGCGAAGGATCTCGCCGCCCAGTTCAAGTATGGCGAGCTGGTCACTCTCGACTGGCTGCGCGAGGCCTTCCAACTGGAAGAGCCCCAGACCATCGAGGAGTTCAAGTCCTACCAACTGGACTTCCTCAGTTGCATGGATGCCCTGCGCCAAGAGCTGCTGGTGGAATACCAGCTTTCGCTGAGGAACATCCGCGGCGCGGGGTACGAACTGGTCAACCCGAACAACCAAGTAGAGGTTGCCTGGCACTCGACGTTCGGCAAGGTGCGGCGCGAACTGGGCAAGCTCGCCGGCGCCATTCGCTACATCCGCCATGACGAGCTCACCGACGAGAAGCGCCGAGAGCACGCGGACGCCCAGGCAAAGCTGTCCGGCATTCACGCCTTCTTAACCCGCGAGGGATCGCGAAAGCTGGGGCAGTTCTCTGCCGCGACCAAGACTGTAGGGAGCAACTGAGATGGAACGGATCACCCTTGTTTTGAAGTCCGGCATGGGCATGCAGCTCGACGCCATTCGCCCTTACCTGAAGCCTGGCATGCCGATAGCCATCGGCCGGGCGGGCGCCGTGATCGCCGAGGTGGCAGAGGGCAACGCCATCGAGGATAAGCGCCAGGCAGCAGAAGCCGCTGCCGGCTACATAGATTCGGTCGAGCGCTACGTGGAGAGCGCCAACACCCTAGAGGGCGCTGTCTCCGGCTTGGAGAGCACCCTGCAGAGCATCGAGCAGTATGCCGAGGACGGGCAGAACGGCTCCGCCCTGCAAGCCATGAACGCGCTGCGCGTAATCCGGGAAACGGTAGCGAAACACCTGGCCGACGCCGAGGGTGCAGGAGAGATTCCGCTCGAGCGCGCCCTCCTGGCGCTCCGCACCATCGCCGAGCTCCCCTGTCCCGAGCAAGACGACCTCCCGGCGGCGAACATGCGACAGATCGCACTGGCGGCCTTGGGTGGCGCTGGAGCGAGTTCAGAGCCGGGCAACCCTGGCGGCGAACCTCTGTCCGGACCGGGTAGTGCCGGCGAGCGACCCTACCCCGCGCCGGGATCGGGCGACAGCGAACTGGCCGAAAGCCTCCAAACTCTGGTGCGCTGGCTTGATCGAGTAGATATCGAGGACGGCTACGTCGGCGTGCCAGTGATTGAAGCCGTCGAGGTAGCGGTCAATGAACTGAGGCGCCTGCGCCAGTTCGAGCGTATCTGCGAAGGGCTGCCGCAAGACGCCATCGATGGTGGCTGGACCGTGCAAGGCATTCGCGGCTATGCCAAGCGCTTGGAGGATCAACTGAAGGCCGCCCAGGCCGAAGTCGAAGCACTGCGGGCGGAGCTTCAATCTCAGCGAGAGCGCAACACCGAGCTGATTTTCAAGCTCGGTAGCGCAACGAACGGCTGGGGGCGCTGCGAAAAAGAGCGAGACGCCGCCCTGGCAAGAGCCGCAGAGCTTGAGGGGAAGCTAGCCGAGCTGGAGAAGCCGGTGCCGACACACGGCGAGCACTCGGAGCTTCGCCGGATCGCTGTCGCGCTCAAGAACCCGCTGCTCAGCGGAGAGGAGGCCTCGGACCTGATGGTGCGTTACGAGGCATTGACAATGCCCGATCACATCATCGCGTTGATCGACCGCCAGGCTCAGCACAGCGTGCCGGAAGAGTTCATCGGGCGCCTGTCCGAATTCCTCGCGCAGCGCGGCGCTACCGGGAAAGCTCTGCTCCGAGAACTGCGCGCCATGCTCGCCGCCGAACCAACCAGTTCGGCATCCCCGTCGTGCAAATGGACCGAAAGCAGCGGCATCTGGGAAACAGGTTGCGGCCAGACCTGGGGCTTCGTTGAGGATGGACCGGCAGAGAACGGCGCGCTGTTCTGTCACCACTGCGGCGGACGCCTGGTCCTCATCAAGAGCGACGACCAGGAAGATGACGGTGAGCCGTGCCCGGACTGTATGGAAAACGCGCCAGCGCCTGGATGTGAAGCATGAGAAAAGCACTGACCGCCATCGCACTCGTCGCGCTGTTTGGCCTGGCCACTGTTGCCGCCGGCGCCGCGCTCCAGCCGTTCAAGACCCTGTTCATCTGGGAGGTATGCCAGTGATGAGAGGCTCCGATATTCCGCCACCACCAGGGTATCGCCCTACCCCGCTCGCCACCCTTGGCCAGCAGTTGGTCCGCCTGGGCCAGGCGATGCAGAACCCCAACACCAAGCTCGGCGAGTTGACCGAACTGGTCCAGGCCTGCGGCGTCGACCTGCGGATCTGCGACACGAACAAGGGGCGCCAGCCATGATCGGAACACTACTCCTCTGCATCGTCTGGTGCGCGGGCGGCCTCTACGTCGGATACGCGCTCGGCTCGCTGCGGACTGCGAAGAGTTACACCTGCGAGATCCAACGCCTTCAAGAACAGCTCTGCAAGGAACGTCTACTCCATAGGATGGGCGTGGACAAGGAGCCGCCATCATGCTGATGACCTACGAGAACCTGAAGCGTCTGCTCAACATCTGGGACAAGCCAGACCTCTCCGCGCTCACCCGCCTCCTGGTCGCGCGTCGCATGGCCAGGCAGTACCAGTTCGGCTGGGAGGCCGACAGGACCTGTGCTGATCGAAAGATCAAGGAGGCAAGGAAGGGCCTTCCATTCACCAGGGCCCAGTTGGAACAGGCGAAGGAGTTTCGGAGAACATCCAGCAGCTACCACGAGAAAGCCCAAGCCGCCCTTGGCGCCTGGCTCCTGCAGGCCGAGAGGTGGATCGAGGGAGAGATTGGAGTCGATCGCATCTGCGATGCCCTCGGCGTCAATCCGGTCCACCGCGCCGCCATCCAAGGCGCCAAGCCTGGGCAGATGCTCAATCACATCGCCTTCGTCGAAGGCCTTGAGGACAGCTCGAACGCTTTCAGCGGAAGGCGAGAGGCGGACCTGAAGGACGGCCCACTGTTCAACTGCATCATAGCCGAGATGCTGCGATTCGCAGAGGAGAACCCTGAGGCTCTACCCGATCCGTTCGCACCCGGCGGGCCACTTTACGGTGTACCACAGACCGTGATCCGCAACGACGGAACGATCGAGACGAGGCGGGCCGCGCTGACGCTGCACTGCCGAGACGGATCGATGCGCGTGATCGAACGGAAACCGGAGGTAGGGCGTGAGTAGGCAGATGACCGCGCGCCGGCTGACCCGGGCCGAAATGAACCACCTGCGCCGCCTGATAGGTTGGGTTCGCTGCGAGGTGGGGGCAGAGCCCGAGGAAATCGTCACCGCCACCAAAAAGGCGCTCGACCACTTCCAAGGCGTGTCGGAAGACGGTAAGCGGAGGTTGCTCGAGCACTACCAGAAATCAGCAGCCATACCGAAGTACATCCGATCTGCGATCAAGGCCCTGGAGAAGGTGTGCCTGGAAGATCCGACCGAGGTGGTTGATGGTGAGTTGGTTGCCCGCGGGCGCCACGAAGTGCCGCTACGCCTGGTCGTAGCGCGCAACGAAGAGGAGATAGGGAATGGGAAGCTCGACTAGCCCCGTATCCGAGTTCCTGTCCGAAGAGGAAGTCGCCGAGCTGACTGGGCGCAAGTACCCGAGCCAGCAGATCGAGTGGCTGAATAGGTACGGCTGGAAGTACGCCGTGACCGCGGCGAACCGCCCGATAGTTGGGCGCGTATATGCCCGCCTGAAGCTGGCCGGCGTGAAGCCGACGATGGAAGCAACCGAGAAGTGGAGCCTGGACCTGTCCAGGGTTAGATGATGAGACCGCGGAGCAACAAGAACCGGGGCCTGCCGCCTCGCATGATCAAGCGTACCCGGACGATGAAGTCAGGAAAGGTCTGGGTCGGCTACTACTACGACGGGCGGGATGCTGAGGGGAGGCGCAAGGAGATCCCGCTGGGCACGGACTTGGATGAGGCTCGGGAGAAGTGGGCGAAGCTGGAGAGAAAGGCCGTGCCGCCAACCACTCGGACCGTCGGCGATCTGTTGCGCAGGTTCGAGCGGGACGTGGTTCCGACGAAGGCGCCGAAGACCCAGAAAGAGTATTCGAAGATGATCCGCCAACTGCTGGGCGCCTTTGACGAAGCCCCGGTAGAGGACATTACGCCGAGCACCATCGCTCAGTACCGAGACGCCAGGACGGCCAAGGTTCGAGCGAATAGGGAGATCACCCTGCTTTCCTTCGCCTACAACATGGCCAGGGAGTGGGGCATCACCAGCATGGAAAACCCCTGTCGCGGGGTGAAGAAGAACAAGGAGCAGCCGCGCGATGTGTACGTCACGGACGAGGTGTGGAAGGCGCTCTACGAGAAAGCCCCGGACGATCTGCGGGTGACGATGGACCTCGCGTATTTGACAGGCCAACGCCCGGCTGACGTGAGGAAGCTGCGCAAGAACGACGTTTCCGGAGACTACCTGCTGGTCGGACAGAACAAGACGTCTCGCAAGCTCCGGATACGACTCCGCCGCGCCGACGGACAGATGACCCAGCTCGGCCACCTGGTCGAGTCGATCGCCTCCGATTCTCCGGCACTGGTCACCAACGAGAAGGGCCAGCCGATGACAGAGAAGATGCTTCGCACCAGGTTCGATACCGCACGCAAGGCTGCGGCCGATGAGGCGATCAAGGCGGGTGACCAAGACTTGGCCAGGGAGATCATGCAGTTCCAGTTCCGGGACATTCGCCCCAAGGCGGCCTCCGATATCGAGAGCCTGGCCGACGCCTCAGACCTGCTCGGACACACGACTCAGGAGATCACGAAACGCGTGTATCGCCGGATCGGGAAGGCCGTGAACCCCGTTAGATAGGCATGAATTGCGGAAACGAAGACAAAATTTGTGGAAGCGATCAGTCTTAAGCTACTGATACACATAGAAAATCAAACATAAGGCAGAAGATCACCGGACCGCCGCCTCGGGCGGTTCGGGAATGCAGCGACGCATCTACCGCCTCAATGAGGGAGCAGATAGGCGTAATAGCGCTTGAAGGTCAGGGCTGCACGATTCATGCGCGGCACTCTACGCGCCTGTGCCGGGCTGTCAAGACTGGAAAGCGCCTCGACACGAACCGAAGCACTTCCCCGCAACAGAAGCGCAGCCTGGGAAAGTTTGCCCGCCAGTTATCCGCACAAATTTATGACGCCGGTTTCTCTACTTTGAAAAACAACGCAAGACCGGACATGGACTTCAATAACTCGACCGGAAGAAACCTATCAGCAAGGCAGTTGAATTTTTTCCGAAAGCAATAATTCGATACTTTTCTGGATTGGCGCATCATCTCGTAAAAATAGCGAACCGCTTCCCAGTACCCACGAATATCAATGGATCAGCAATATCCAGATGCTTATCGCGGCATTCGAAAAAACATCGACCAATTCCACTGACAGAATATCGGCGTCATTTGCCTAGCATGGATATTCCAAGTTCACCCTATCAACTTCCCAGATTGACACTCTCGCCGGCAGATCAGTAATTTTCAGCGACCAGCCGGCAAAGTACTTTTCCAGAGCGGCTGGCAACCGATAGTCACTCTATCTTCGCAAACCGATGTTTATGCGAGAGGGCCGGCTATCGCTCAAAACTTGATTGATGAAGGAATAGCGCCATGCAACTCGCCACACTTCAGGAACTGAGCTTCGATGAAATCGACCAGGTATCGGGCGCCGGACTCTTCAGCTTCGTCGGCGATGCCATCGTCGATGTGGTCAAGGTGTCCAACGACCTGCTCAACACGTCGGTCATCTCTTCGGTCGGCAAGGTGTTCAACGCCGTCGGCCTGACCCCCATCCATCAACTGGCCGACACCCTCGGCTACGGCGTGTTCAAGGGCGTCGCCGCGGTCGGCGGCCTGCTCGGCGGCGACACCAGCCGCATCGATTACCACTACGACACCGAGTGGACCTGATCCCAGGACCTCGGCCCGCTCCCGTCGCGGAGCGGGCCTCCACCGTCGCCGGAGACCCGGACGCCCCCGGCGGCGACCTAGGACCCGGCAACCGGGAAGGGGCGACCAGCGCCCCGATCAGGAGAACCGCCATGCACGACCTCATCCAGCACGCCGACGCCTTCGTCGGCGATCCCGACCAGGAATCCGGCGGCCTGTCGCGCCGCAGCTTCCTCGGCAAGAGTGCCACGCTCGGCGCGGTCGGCCTGGTGGCCGGCTGGACCCCGGCCTTCGTCATCCAGCCCGCCGAAGCCGCCGCCAGCAGTTGTCCGGCGCCGGCAGGCTTTCCGGCCGGCCTCGAACTTTATCGGCGGGCGTTCCGCAATTGGTCGGGGGAAATCGCCGCCGACGACCTCTGGAGCTGCGCCCCGCGCACCAACGAAGAGGTTCTCGCGGTGGTCAACTGGGCCTGGCAGAACGGCTTCAAGGTGCGCCCGCGCGGCATGGGTCACAACTGGTCCCCGCTGCTGCTGAAAGGCGGCGAGAACTGCGAGAGCCGCATCGTGCTGGTGGAAACCAGCCGTTACCTGACCCGCGTACGGATCGACGCCCAGGGCGAGTTCGGCCTGTTCAGCGCGCAGACCGGCGTCACCATGGAAGCCCTGCTGAAACAACTGGAGCGGGTCAAGCTCGGCTTCGTCGCCACGCCGGCGCCGGGTGACCTGACCCTCGGCGGGGTGCTCGCCATCGACGGCCACGGCACCGGCATCCCGGCGCAGGGCGAAAGCCGCCTGCCGGGGCAGAGCTACGGCTCCCTGAGCAACAGCATCGTGGCGCTGACCGCGGTGGTCTGGGACGGCGCCGCCGGACAATACGTGCTGAAGACCTTCCGCCGCGACGATCCGGCCTGCGCGCCGTTCCTCGTCCACCTCGGACGCGCCTTCATCGTCGAGGCGACCCTCCAGGCCGGGGTCAACAAGCGCATGCGCTGCCAGAGCTACGTGAACATCCCGGCGAGCGAGATGTTCGCCGCGGCCGGCAGCGGCGGAAGGACCTTCGACAGCTTCCTGCAGAAAAGCGGACGCGCCGAGGCCATCTGGTTCCCCTTCACCGACAAGCCCTGGCTGAAGGTCTGGACGCCGACCCCGCGCTGCCCGTTCGGCGCCCGCGCGGTCAACGGCCCGTTCAACTACCCCTTCTCCGACAACATTCCCAAGGCGCTGTCCGACCTGCTGGCGGCGATCAACACCGGCCACCCGGAACTCACCCCGCTGCTCGGCAAGCTGCAGTACGACCTGGTAGTGGGCGGCATGGCGCTGACCCTGGGCTACGACCTGTGGGGCTGGAGCAAGGACCTGCTGCTGTACATCAAGCCCAGCACCCTGCGCGTCACCGCCAACGGCTACGCGGTGCTGACCCGGCGTCGCGACGTGCAGCGGGTGATCAACGAGTTCTACCTGCAGTACCAGACGATGGTCGCCGCCTACCGCGCCAACGGCCACTACCCCATGAACGGCCCGGTGGAGATTCGCGTCAGCGGGCTCGACCAGCCCGGCGAGTCGATCGTTCCCGGCGCCCAGGTGCCCAGCCTGTCGGCGATCCGTCCGCGCCCCGACCAACCGGAGTGGGACACGGCGATCTGGCTGGACATCCTCAGCCTGCCCGGTACCCCGCAGGCCAATGCCTTCTACCACGAGTTCGAGGCCTGGCTGTTCGACCACTTCAGCGGCGACTACGCCTCGCTGCGGGTGGAGTGGAGCAAGGGCTGGGGCTACAGCCCCGCCGCCGCCTGGGACGAGCCGACGGTGGTCGACCAGTTGGTGGCGCAGTCGCTACGCCAGGGCCTGGTCGCAGACAACGATTGGGACAGCGCCGTGCGCCAGTTGAACGAAGCCGATCCGCATCGGCTGTTCAGCTCGCCGCTGCTCGACCGGCTGATGCCATGAAATGCCGCTATGCGAGGCCGTACTGACTCGGACGAAGAGCGGTTGGCCGGAGCCGATATGAATGAGCCCTCGATACGGCGTTGACTTGTTCAACAGGTCTTATCGAGGTGTCGCACGAACCGGCCTTAATCATTCGCAAAGTTTACCCGGAGTGGCAAACCTTCATCCGCCGAATATTGAAACTCATTGTCAAACGAATTATCGAGCCCATGAAAAACCGCTAATCCTGGCAGTTCATCCCACTCTTTCGGATTAGTACCATCGAATGGCTTTCCAGACTCATGGGAAGCCTAAAGGAGATATATGAAATGAAAGAACTCAATGACATTGAAGTCACCTGCGTTTCGGGTGGAACTCTTTCCGGCATGATCGTAGGCGCCGTCGACGGCGCCGCGACGGGCATGGCAATCGGCGGGAAATGGGGCGGTGCCGGCGGCTTCGGCTTCGGCGCTCTTTCCCAGTTGGTCGGCCTGATCGTGCCAACCGCAATGGGCGCTATTGCCGGGGGCACGGTCGGTCTCTTCACCAATGCAGAGACGGCTGTCGGTTACTTGGGCCAATACCGGGAAAACTTCGGTCCCGGTGATGTAGGCCGCACCACCATCTAA